CAGGGAACACTTTTATTATCATTTTTATCAGTCACATCAATATCGCTTCACACATAATTCACAGCATTAATATGCATCCAAAAAGTCTAATAATGAAACTTCAGCTTTACTTGAGACACATCCTAAAGTATTATGCCAATCCTTTGAAATATACTTTCGCAACAATTCTTCTCGACGCTGACTGAATGCATCATCTCTATCCAATTTTGTTATAGGTAACAACCAGAAATCGCTTAATTGATTTGGTATAGTATTTTCAAGCCAAATACTGTTCTGCAAATCGGCGTCGTAAAAATCACCACCTGTGACAAATACTGCATGTTTTTCTTTCATTTTATCAATGACTTGCTTGTTATCATGTTGGTAATACTTGCCGTGAAAAACTCTACCTTTAATAGTAGCAAACAAGTCGCAAGTTGTAATTTTTGGTACAGTGGCTTTTGCTTTACCAATTGTGAATGCATAATGTGCTACACTGGCAAGACCTGCCAGCATATTAATGTGATCTTTGATAAGCTGTAAGTCGCTATCCGAAGCACTATGTACCCACAATAACAGAGAACGGAGCTTATCATGCAAAGTGTGATTTGATGGCTTTACTATATTTGCATGAATCGCCAATTCCTCGATCGCATCAAAAACCTTATGTAGCAAATCATACACCACATCGATATGCAATGTGTTTACAATATTCAAATTGACCATATCAGAATATCGATATTTCTCCAAAGTTTCATATAATTTAATATATTTTCTGACACTGAAGGGTTCATAACTGTGAAAATCCTCATCAGTATCCTGCAATATGACATCAATACCAGCAAATCCAGTCTGATCAAATTTCATATGACTATCATCACTATCTGTTGTTTCTGAATGTTCTGCATCATCCATTAAGCTCAATATAATTTCTTCGTCCAACAGTTCGCCTGGAATTGCCAATGTGCCAATTTGTGATTGCACTAATGCAACATCTTGATTTAATTGATCATTATTTTCAAGTTCATAGTCTTCTTCTGGAGATAATATATCAGAATCTGACTCATGACTGTTTGTAGTTATAGCCAAAATTCCTGTTGTCAAAACTGCCTGTTCATCTCCTTCATATTCAGACTCTTCTTCTTCCAATGCAGCCAATAGGGAAGGGTTGACATATGTCTGTTCTTCCCCATGTTTTAATTCGCTTTCAGGCACAATATCTAGGCTTTGAGATTGGTCATTTAAGCTTGTATAATATTCTTCATCAAAAGATGCTTCAGAGTCTTCAATTTCACTTGGTCCAATTACCACTTGAGAAACAAATTTTGTTGAATCTTTCATTAACGAGAAAAAGTCTTCATCTTCTTCATCAGAATTTTCAATGGCTGACGCAGTTGTTTGCTTGACAGGGGTTGAATTGGTTGATTCTAACATGGCTTTAAGCTTATTTAAACCTAAATCCGTATCGGCTGTAACAAAATGTTTATCCAATAAATCTACTGCATCTATTAAAGTTTTTTCCTTAAATAGCAAACTTGATGTGTCACAAAAATCTTTCAGATGATCTGTTTTAAATCTAAGACTTTGATTGCTTATTAGCCTATAAATGTTTAATGTGTTTAGGAAAAATTCAGACTTATAAAAGTGTAAACCTGGCATCGAACTCGTGCTCTCTAACCGTCCAGGTGCTTCTACTTGTAGGAATGGCGCCGTAAATAATTTCAGCTTACCATTCAACAAGCTTGAAGTAGTTTCGCAGAAAACAATTTCGGTTGCTAATTTACCATGGCGACGTAGTTCATGTTTTAAAAATGTACTTAAAATAAATGGCTCACCTTCCTCGGGAAAGCTTGATGATAAGTTAGTACAAACACGTTGTTCTCCAGCTTTTAATAACCATAGATCACCCCTTGAAAATCCAGATAAATTTTTTAAAAATTGGGTTGTAATGCTGAACTTGTCCATTGGTTCAATATTTTTCATTTGCAATTCTAATTCACTTTGGGTAATCCGACTACATAACTTTAACGCAATTACAAATGCAACCCAATTCAATGTGCGATTACGCGTCTCTGTTTTCAATAACAGCTCACCCGTTTTATATTCAATTGCTTGGAAATATTTATTCATGAAGTTTATAGTTACGCGTGTTTCTATTGTACTATCAAATGGTACCCGTTCATATGAATATGAAAATCCCATATAACCTTGTATATATTTTATTGCTTCTGCCAAATCACCCAAAAGGGAAATTTTTAAAAATGCTATTGTTTTATATTGGTAATGCTTTAATCCTTGGAAACTTGGATCATTTGATTGTAAATTTGCCAATATGTCTAACACATTTCTTGGCTCGTCTGAAGGAGATGGTCGATATTGAAGATTTTTAAAAAGCATACGTATTTCGGGCAATGATAAATTAAGAGTGTGCTTTAAGAAGCCATAATATGTTAGCATAGTGTCAAGACATCCTAATCGTGGGTCCAAGGTGTACTCTGTTTTACGTTTATATAATGTTCTATTCAAGTATGGATCTACTGCTACTGCATCAGATACACCATACACTTTATATGACCGATTGACACCGATGCGATGTTTTAACACATCTAATAGGTATAATTCTGGTGAGGCCACATTATAACTGCATGCCATATAAACTCCTGTTAACTTTTTCTGTGCTAAAATATCTTTGGCTAACAATGCTAACATGGGAGTAGGTATACCAGGTTCTAAATTTATGTTGTAAAAACTTTCTATTTTTTCTTTATCAGCATCTAATATCAATTTGTTTTGTTCTCTACGAGCATCTTTTATATAATCTTCAGGTGAAACACAATATTGTAGTAATTCTAAACCCTCAGTAGATGTTTTTAGCCATCCAATTTTATAAGGTGGTCTGACAGACGTAGTTTCCAATTTAGTAGTAGCATCTTCTTTTAATACTAGATCGTTTGCAAAATTATATAAGAATGTTACAGTTGTGTCGCCTGACATACATGATCGGGTGAACATATGCCATTCTTGAGGAGTTATAGCATTTTCATCAAATTTATCAATCTTTTTTGATAATAAAACCATAAAATCTTGAATTCTTAAAACTTTGCGTGATTCATATTCAGAAAAATCCGGATGTAAAATACATGCTGAAGTTGTAAATCGAGACAATCTCAATGTTAATGAAGCTCGACTTTCACGAGAATAAGCTTTGGCAAAACTACGACTGTAATACATATAATGCAACCATTGCCATCCTAGATCAATATCATTTGGCTTCAAAAACATGTATGCTGGGTGATTATCGATAAATTCTTGACATTCTTCATAAGTTGTGGCTAAATGTGTCCGTATGTGGCCTATAAATTTATTTTCAGTGTTATATGTGTAAATTGGTGCATACAGCCCTGTATAACCATATTGGTAATCACAAAAATTTCCTTTATTACTTTTCATAGCCTGAACTTGCATTTGATATAAGGTTTTCAAAACCAATGTTAGATTGAATTTATTCCAATGGCGTGAATGGCTTAAAATATCATTGATTTGTGTTTCACATGCTTTCAATCTTGCAATTGTTGTATCTCCCTTTGATAATAGCGATATTACCGGCAGCGTATCTGGGACACCAAACAATTCCAATGGTGCGCACTTTATTTGAGTCAAATCCCACATATTATTTTTCATGCCTGGAAGCATAGAGTATGCTCTCAAAATATTCACTAAATGCACACGTTGCATATAATAACAGCTCTCCAAGGGTGTGCCAACACGGCAAGCTTCAGCACTTCGAGAGATGGCATCTTGGCAATCGGACATGAACCCTTCGCATGAAATGTTTAAACCTACTTCCTTTGTCTTTTTTATTTGTGGGTAAGTCATTTGTCCGTTTATAGAAATCAATGAAATAAATTCAGTCAGAATCGTTTGTGTGTTTGTCTTTTTTTACACTATCGTTGAAACCGTGCAACTTCATCATTATGCGGTGCAAAATACGGAACTTTTGCAATTCTTTTAGATCATTGCCTCTCAAAATTAACAGATAATCATCTGAGTGCTCCATATGCTCACAATTTATCCGACTATTTGGATATAATTTAGTCCAAACATATTTTGTATACTCTGTGCATGCAACAGCTTTTAATGAACTTGCATAATTCATTAGCCCTTGTAAAAAATTCTGTGTTGATTTAATTTTCAATGAATCTTTTTTCATATATTCAGTGGCTTCTGTAAAATGCGTTGTATTTTTTAATATAGTTGTAGGTATATATATATCCTTATTTGCCCATGCTGCAAAGATATGACATAATAATTTAATTAGTGGTTGAGGTATGCTATCTGCCAAGCCAAGTGTAAATGCCTCAAAAGCTTGAAGAGTTTCAGCGGCCGACCATTTAGTGCAATCTCCATTAACACTTATTAAATGTTCATCTCTCTTTTTTAACTTCATTTGCACATTTATCATGTCTTGCATTTTCAATAATTTGGTATCTCCTGGAATTGAAATCATTTCATTGCGTGTTTTCAGACACAAAGTTTTAAAAACATTTTCACATAATCGCATCATTCCCTTTGCCCCTAAGTTTACCACATAAAATTCTCGTTTAGACCCATATTGTGCTTTTATACAAATGTCAGCCACAACCCTAGATGAGTTTTTCACAATATGCCATGTGACTAAATCTATTAGAGTTTTTATATTTTTGTTACTGTATAATGTGTCCACTAAACAGTCATGAACTTTCAGTCTTTGAGAGCCGTGCTTCATTGGCACATAATTGGTGCTTGTTGTATATAGGGAAATATATTGTCGTTCTTCAATTTGCAAGGATTGTGTATTCAGTTTAGCTTCACGCAATCTTTGCTTTCGTTGTAGAGCTGTTAATTTTGTTTTGCTTGTTGTCTGAATAGTTGGGGTAGTCCGCAAATCTGTATTATTAGGCTTGCGAGGCACTTCAGGAATGCATGCTTTGGTTGATGTGAGAGTCATCACTGGTTCATTCACAATTGAATGAATTTCTCGCAATTTTAATTTCATGTCTTTGTCATGTGACAAATACTTAGCAGAATGGTATACTGTGCTCAATGAAAATCCTACGGAGATGGGTTTCAACAAATGTTTTTTTAATTGATCATCTGTGTCAATTTTTCCTTGTTTTTGATCATCTGTCAATTCATCAAACAATGTCTGGAATTTTAGAATTGTCTGAACAGCCTTTACAGACTCACTATGTTGACTTGACGGTTCTTTAGGTGTATGTACATATACATATAAATCATCTAACAAATCTTGACATGTATATAGGGATATTTCTGTCCAACATGATTGTATATCAAGAACACCTCCTATACTACTTAATTTTCTATCTGTCCCTTCAAATATTGGGATATCCATGCTGAATGCTTTGGTATTTTGGTATTGCTTGCATGTGTTACCGATTTTATTCAAACGTTGAACAAGCCAACATTCTGTACAATTGGTGTAAGGCGGGGCAAATTTATCTAAAATATATTGTGTTGGATTGGAATACTTAGAATAAGCAAGCATAATCAAATTTTTCAAATCTGCTGCTTTTTCGGCTACACATTGTGCCACTGAGAGCCCTAAACAGCCCCTCAATGATAATGTGTGTTTAATTTCCTCAGTCATATCTAATCCAATTTGTGTTTGATCTGAGACATCCCAACGTCTTGCTGTAAATGTAAAACTTGTGGAGAGTGTTTGATAAAAGACATCTCGAGCGAAGCTGGTTCGGGCTGCTGTCAATCTTCTCCAGTTTGTAGCATAAATATATAATGTTTTGCCATTAACAATTACACTTTGCATATACACCTTCCCATAAACCTCTATGAATGGAATAATGGAATCTGTTATGCCAATCGTCATAAATGATTTACCTGTATCTTTGCCCTTGTCATGGTAAGACATTCTCACGATGTGAAGCATGTTAGAACATCCTGCTGTGAAGAATGCATACTGATTGTGCGGTTTACTAAGTGACAAAAAATGCAACAATTGTTCATTGATTAAACTTTGGATTTTTAAGTATTTGTATGCGTTTGATTTTTGATACAAATCATGCAATGCCATGATTTTGTCCATACAAGCCAGTTTTGTTTGATAAAAAACATTTACATCAACTCCAGGCTTTGACAGGATGAAATCATCAATAGCAGTGGTAGAATCTTGATAGCTATTCGAATCTTCAGCTAAATGATCGAGAAGTTGCTCAAAAGATCCACCATGCTCTAGTGATATTGTTTTTCGTTCCATTTCTTTCTCCAGTTGATTAAGCTTGTCCTTCATGGATAAACCTACACCTGATTTGTTTAAAAACAGCATCGATGATGAAGTGAAATTGTATTGTGGTATACGTATTATTTTTTGTCTTAAGCTTGCTATTTCATGAGTTTTTTTCTTTTCCAACCCCATTTTTTCTAACGAAAAATCCATAAAACTAGGTATTTGACGTGCATAAGTGTTGATTGACAAATTCTTCAAAACTTGTTTGTGCTCAATGTATTGAGTTCTTAATTCTACATTCTCTTCCCAATTCTCAACAGGTGCACCGCTATTGAAAATATTTTTGTCCTGTGCTGATCCATTACAAATTTGCAAAACTGCTTTTGATATATCTGATACAAAATCCCAAATTGGTTCAGATGATGCAGTTCGCAAGTTTAAGTTCAAAAATTGAGCAATTGCACTAATCTGTGTTTGCTCTGGATTTAAATTAGAACTAATATAGGTTTCCAAAAGATCATGAATACATTCTGCAGTTGGCAATACCATTGTGTATATTGAAGGTTTGGGTGTCGTATGTGGCATTTTATCATTCATTTCTTGTAACAATGCATAGCCATTAACGAACTGTTCTGGCTTAGTTTCTTGTTCTATAAATGCTTCAACCAATTGAGGATCTTGCATCAGTGTTTTATACATCTCTAGCATCTTATCTTCCTGTTGAACAAAGCCTTCTATATTATGTATCTGCCGTTTTTCTGGAAGTGTATCTATAAATGCATATGCTTCATCAATATTGCGTTGTACATTTGCTAAGTCAGTTGCCTCATCCCCATATTTTTGATGTAAATAATCTTGTAGTGCTGCTTGATTTACACATTGCCCTTTAATTAGTGGGATTTTTTTACTTATTTTGACACTACCCTTCAACACAGCGTCAACAACCCATTGCTTATAACTAAAATACCCCTGAAGTACATATAAATCAACAAGTTGTAAAAAATTTGAAGAATCTACCTCAACAGAGAAAGGGCAGATTTTACATTCTCTTTTTGTTTTCCTTGTAATTGTGTCTGCAGCATGTTTGTATTTTTCAATCTTTGCCCATGTGGCTTTTTCAGTGTTTGTTGATACAGTTATATCAAACCACACATCATGCTGCAGTTTTGAATTGATATATATAATGTCTGGTGTTAATTTGAATTGTGGGAAATCTGGGTAATACCTGCATATAGGCTGATCCGATGTAAATGGGACACTCAAAAATTCACAGACTGCTGCTAGATATAAATTGTGGCGACATCTATATAAAGTATCAAGCTGTATATAATTTTGATTGTCTGTTGATGCAGGTTCTAATTGTTCAATCGTGCTGAGAATAGATTGAAGAGTTGTCATGTTTTATTGCGAGTGATTATTAATAAAATGTGTTCCCC